TTGCTGTAGCACCAACATGGCGGCTGTCGGGTTGCTGACCCGATAAGCAGCCGTGCCCCCCATCGGATCCGCCACGCCGCCTGTCAATGTCAGTAGCGGGCCTGCTTGCCAGACCGCCTGATTCTGCTGCTCGCTCCACGCCAACAGATTATCGGCGGGGTCCAGAAACGTGAACGGCGTCAGGCGCCCCTCGACCGCTTGAAAAAGAGCTTCTAAAGCGGCCAACTCCTGATCGCTCATTTCGGCGAAGGATAAATGCCAATCCGTGATCGCCGCTGCGGGATCGGCTAGCTTGACTTGGTAGCCCTGCCAGCTCTGATTCACCACTGTCCTTGCCGTGCGCTGGCGTGTGATAGGAAACTGGCCGGTTGCACCCGATGAGAGTTGTGGGAAGTAAAACATCTTAGGTCCTGTTCTCGCAGACGATCAGCGTAGTTTTGCCCCGCATCTCGCCTCTCAGTTGAAAACCGAATGCATCCGCGGCCAAGCTGCAGTTCGGATAGACCGTTCCGTCCCATGGATCGGTGAACGAAAAGCCGCCGTACCTACCCTGGGTCGACACGAAAAACTGGTCTAATGCGGCTAGCTCGGATTCGTCCAGCAGGTCGAGTTGGATCGTCCACCGATGCAGTACCGATGGGGTGTCTCTAAACCGCTGCTCGGTACCGTCCAGGAAACGGATCGCGTCGGTGTTGAACTGCAGGGTCCTTTTCGCCGGGTATTGCATCACGGCGCCGGTCTTTAGCGTCGGAAACATGGCCGTCAAAGGTTCGTTACTACGTCGTTGATCGAGTTCATGTTCAGCATCGCCTGCCGGACGGCCTGAGCGATATCGTCGCTATGATCGAGGAACGACTGGCTGTCCATGGCTTGCACCTGTACAGTTATCTGTGCAGCCGCGTTCGACCCGCCGCCACCTGCGGCGGAGCGCGGCAGACCGTTCTCGCCCCAGACCACGCCTTGGTTGTTGGTGGTGGAGTCCAGGTTCAGAGATGGAGGGAGCGAAAATGGTACCAGGGACGCGGGTTGCTGAGACTGTCCCCCGCCAAATAAGCTTGAGAATAGCGATACCAGCGGCATCAGGCTAAGGCCGCCCCCTAGAAACTGGCTCGCCGTGCTGAGCGCCTCTGATGCCGCCCCACCGCCGCTGGAGGTTTTTGTTTGACTGTTTTGTGCCAGGGCGTCGGTGTTGGTTGCGGTCGCCTGCGTCAGGGCGTCCACCACTTGCGTGGCTTGTCCCAAAGCGTCAATTAGGCCCTGATTGGCCGCTGACGATTGTCCGCTCGCCGAACTCCCCGACGCTTGGTTGAACGCGGTCAGGAGTGTTTGCTGTGCTGTATTAGCCATTTGTCCCTCGTGGCCCGGGAGCGCTGTTGAGGTTTCTTGCGTTGGGGCCGCCGTTCGCCTGTGTAAGCTCGTGCTCCAGAATTAGGAAGGCTTCCACCTCGCGCGCCCCCAGGCCGTCGATTCCCGTCTGTCTAAACTTACGCCGCACGAGATACTCCTCGAGCCATGCCATGCTTTGTGCCGTAATAAGCGATCTTGGACAGATAGTGGTCGCCGCGTTGTTTCGCGCCCACACCACCCGCTCGGGCGTCTCGAGCGCTCGCGCTATCCAGCCGCACCTGCGCTTCATCTCCAGGCCGGCTTTACGGCAAGTCGCGCACTCCCAGCCGGCCAGGTTGGAAAATAGGAAATGGAGGGCGACGATCAGTTTTTTCTTTCGGCATCCGCAAGGCCGCACTGTTGCTTGACCGCGGCCAATGCCTCTCTGAACAATTCTTCAGGCCCGCTCGCCGCCAGTGACTCCGGAGTCGCTGGCAGCCCGTCCAATTCCAGTCCCGTCACTTCCTTCAAACCCCAAAGCAAGTAAATCCGATCGATCTCCGAGGCCACTAGCGCGGCTTCCATCTTTTCGTCGGGAGTGTCGCCCGCTTCCACGAACTCCTTCCGCGCCGCTAACTCCCGGATGCGGCGCGTCAGCTCCACCCGGCGCCCAAATGACATCCTGGCGACCGTCAACCTCACGCCAGGAGCCACGGCAGAGTCTATCGTTTCGAAACTAATATATTCCATTTGGCCACCAACCAACCTGCTCTTGTGGGGCAGTCCCGCGGCCTGCGGCGGCCTCTCAGGCTGCCCCTCTTGCTCCACGCTATCCGAACGCCAGCACGATCTCGTTGTCTGCCGTCCCCTGCGCTTTCGATCCCTGAAATTTCCACTGTAGCCTGTTATCGCTGTCGTCGAACTCAGGCACCACCGGTACCACGCTCATCATGTAAACGCCCATAACTTGGCCGGTTTGCTGGCCAAGTTGAAACATCACGCTTACCGGTGACTGCTGCCGTGCCGCTTGGTACAGCCCTTGCGTCGCTGCATCGTCCAGTTCATACAGGCTGAAAGCTGCCGTCACGGATCGCGGCCCCGGCGCAATAGCCTGCGGCAGGTTCGTTCCGAATTCCTTCGACCGCAGATCCAGGCCGTTGTCTAACTGGAATGTGCCGCTCGTAATTGTGTAGAACCGGTCGGGCGTACTGCCCAGCCACGCCTCACCCATGTTACCCGGCACGATTGAGTAGTCGAAGGAGCCGATAACCGGCTCCACGGGAAAGCTGCTCAGTTGTCCCATCCCTGCCGCAAAACTGGAACTGTCGATCAGGTCTTGCGCCATTCCCTCGAACTCAAACTGGTGAAAGTCGCCGTTTACCGCTACGGTCATCCGGTTCACCGCCGCCCCGCAGAGAATCCGCTGGAGCGCGGTGCTGGGATCCCAATAATCGAAGATGCTGGCGCTGGGCAGTGCTGTCGCCGGAAAATAGGAAATACTGGGAGCAATCTCGGTTCCCGCGGCCGGCGCGCTGGAGAATGCCGCGTTCACCTGCACGGCCGTCGCGCTGACGATTGCCGTGACAAACCGGATTTCTCCGTTACAGGATACGCCTTGCCCCACCACCAGCCCATGTGGCGCCGTAAAGAACAGCGACGTGCCGCTCGAACCCGCTGCGGCTGTCCCTCCCGGGTACATCGCCGGCGCGCCGCCCATGCTGGCCTGAAAAAGTGGTCCATAAGATGGGCCCGAACTCTGTCCCGCCCAACTCGTCATGTACGTTGTCACGTCGAAACTGGTCGTGCGCCGCAAACCCGCGGGTATTCCTACGAACGTGCGGCTGCCTGTCTTGTCCCGCCGATCGGCCTTTTCCAACTGATTCTTGGCCGTCAGCTTCACCGCCGGAAAGCGGTTCTGCGCAGTGATCGCCGGCGCCTGTCCGTAGCTGTTTTCCAATCCCGCGTAGAAGCGGTTGGCATTGGATGAAATATACGAAGCCATAGCCTTAGTCGCTCACCCCAACTTCGAAACTGACCTTTCCCACCTGTATGAAGTTTTGTCCGCCATGCTTCACTGGCCCTAAGGCCGCTTCATAGCACCCGGCGTAGTACATACCTTCACCCCAGTCGCCTCGGTTCTGATCCAGAACCTGCGTCGCGCCGTCGACATACATTTGAAGTTGATCCTCGATCCCGTCCAGCTTGTCTTGTGAGACGCGTACCTCGATCGTCATGACGGCCTTGCCGGAAAAGTTCCGGAATTTCTCTTTGAGCTGGTTCACGATCTTCTCGCAGTACACGTTAACCGCTGGGTAGTGCACGTCGGTGCTGCGCTCCGCCAGCTCAATCGGTACGTTCTGGGCCAGAATCTGACTCTGCCCGACCGGCCGGAGAGTTACGCTCTCGGCCTGAGCCAGCGTTGATACGCACGCGTTCAGCCCCTGCGGTGCGCTGAGGAGCGTCACTACTTGCGCCGTCACCGTGCTGCCTACCCATGCCATGTTCTACCCCCTCTGAATAACTCGCGGCAATGCGCGAAGATAGTCTGGCGCCTGTCCGCTCCCCGGCCCTTGTCCCAGGGTGGTTACTGGCCCTGCCTGGACCCAGACTTGATCCAACGCCAGCGCCGGCGTATTCTGTAGCGCCATCGCCGTAGGCGACAGCCCTACGTACACATTCCAGGCCGTTGCGTTGGCCGGTTGATTGACCGGCTGCGCCACCAGTGCATTCCCGGCCGCCACAGTAAGAACGCTCGGATTACTGGCCTGCCCCTCTTCGCCCTCCACATTCAACCACGACACGCACGCGCAGTACGTCGTTGCGGGTTGACCACCGGGAATGGACGTCAGTTGCGGAGGAGCTGCCTGCGGGATCGGGTCGGCCGCGATGCCAAGCCCGGTCTGCATGAGCTTGTCCATGGCCCATTTCGCCAGTTGCTGAAACTGATCCCGCTTGCCCTTATAGCGGTCGTTCAGTTGAGTAAAGTAGGCATCCTGATATACCAGCGTCAGGGTCTGGAACACGTGCCAAAGCTGCAGCGGCGGTGTGACCACGATGTTGTTCAACTGTGGGTCCGGTTGCAGCCAGAACTGCCAGTCGTAGGTGTTGCTGCGCTGCAGAAGGGTCGTCAGTTCGATTCCGAGTCCTTGCTGTGCCAAGGCTAGTTTTTGGCTGAGATCGATGTTCTCCGTCTGCGCTGTCGCCAGGACCGAAGAGTCCTGTCCCGTCAGATCCTGGATCGTCGATATTCCGTCCGTGAATAGCGCCATCGTCCCGGCCGCCTACTCTTTGCCCGGCTGTGCGACGCCCTTCAGCTTGCGTAGCTCATTGGGCGAAATGAGGGTGAACTGCATCCGCGACGCCGCCGCGAGCTGATCAGCTTGGCGCTTCGCCTCCGTCTTCTGCTCTTTGAAATCGCGCGCTTCCTCAGCCGTCGCCAGCCGCGCGCAGCCCTCCACGATCATCCTTGCCGCGATGCGGCGCGGGACCTCCGTTCGCACTCCTTGCCGTCCGCCATCGGGCGTCTCGAGGCTCACTAGCAGCACCGAAGGATCTTTTAGGCTTTCCTCCATCGCCCGAATCTTCTTGAAATATACTTGTAAGTCCATGGTTGTCTCTTGTGGGGTCGGGCGTGCCGACCCCCTCTTCCTTGTTGATGGCCCGGGTTCAGCTTCGCTTGGGTAGCGCTACGTATTCACTTGAATGCCAAAGTTGTTGCGGATCACTGCGCAGCCGTACAGCACGTCCACCGTGAACTGCTGAGCCAATGTATTCGGCTGGTAACTCATCACAACCCGCATACCGAAGTTCCCCATCTCCGCGTAGTGCGCTACTGCGCCCGTACCGTAAAGCGGCTGGGGCAGTCTCCGGATCACCAGGCCAATCGCTGGCTTGGTGAAAGCCAGGTTGTGAGTCGTCAAGGGCGAGCTTCCGGTAGTCGCGACGTACTGCGACCGCACTACGAAGAAGTCCTTGATCTTCCCCACCGTGCCGTCGATCAGAGCCCGCAGGCCCGCCTCACCGGCCGTCTGGAATTCGCTGAAGCGTTCGATCTGCCGCAATTGGGAATAAGTTGCGGCGTCCACCACTAGGAATTTCGCTTCGGACCCCGGGACCTTAGCCGTGAACAGAGCGCTCTCTGCCTGATCGATCACGGCTTCCACCAACGGTGTTCCCGCCGTGCCCACTGGCGTGTTCGCCGTGAACCCGGCAAATAGGTTCAGCAGGCTTGTTTCAATACTCTCGGCGATCGCCACCACCGCCGGTTGCATGTAGACCTGCAGTAAGTCTGGAACCGCCAGTACCTTGGTCACATCCGGAATCTGGAAAGTGGCTTCGGCGTGTGTGTTCAGGACAATCTGCGCATTCCCCAGATTCGGGTTCTGTGGTTGAACCTGCCCGCCTTCGGCTATGTTGTTGGCTACCAGGACCGGAGGTATCGGGATATTCACTGTGTCCCCCGCCTGCGCCAAAACCGGTTCATAATCGCGGTTGACCAGGTTACCCATGACTAGGTTCCCGACCAAGGCGGGCAGAGCGTCTGCCGCCACCAGCTTCACAATCGCGCTGGCCACATTAGCTGATGTAATTATCGCCATTCATTCTCCTAAGTAGAGCAGGCTCGTCTGCCTGTCCTTTGAATTCAGGCATTCCTGCCTGTCCTGCCTATATGCCGCGCAGGTTCTGCGAAGCAACCCGCAAAATCTCCTTCCGTACCTTTTCCATTTGTTCGGAACTCATTCCCGGCCGGATGTTCTCGATGTCTACGCTTTCGGTGCTTTCCCGCGGCGCCTTGTGCGCACCGGTGATCCCCGATCCGCCCGGTATCCTCGCCGGCAGGAACTCCGGATTCTCGCTCACGAAGTTGCTCAGATATTCTTTGAGCGGCACTTCACCGTCGTCGCTGTGCGCCAGCAGCCGGCCGTCCTCCGTGCGGAATACGCCATCGTGCACCGCTCGGTATGCCAGGTCCACCTTCGCAACCCCCAGCCGTTGTAGCTCCGCCCGGATGGCCGAGCCTCTCTCCGCCAGCTCCGCCGCCTGCCGGCTGCGCTTGCTTTCTTCCTCCACTTCGCTCAGCCGCCGTTCCAGTTGCTCGCGGCGTTTGCGTTCCTCCACCAGTTCGGTCTTGTAGGCCGGTTCGCTCTTGGCCTGCTGCTCTTGGAGAAACTCCTCAACTGCTTGCTTCACAATCGCCTGTACATCTTTGTCTTCCATAACCACCTCTTTTCCCAAGCCGCGCTCTAAAAGGAACTTCAGCTCTGTGCCTCGATCTCCTGCGCAATCTGAGTCTTGATCTCCTGCCGCACGTCCGATAGAAACTTGAACGCCAACTTCTTGAACACCTGTTTTTTCAGCGTCTCGGATTCGATTCCTAAAGTAAGTAGCTTTCGCGCGTCGTCCAACTCATTGCTGAAATCGGCGATGTCGAACTCATCGAGCCCCGAAACGTCGATCGAAATGTTGTCCTGGCGCGCCGCCGCGATGGCCCGCAGGACTTGCTTCATCGTTTCCTTCACCGCGTCGCCGTACGCCCGCAGCACTTCTTGCGTAATGCTAAAGTCTCTCTGTTTACTGGCGCCCGATTGGTGCTGGCTCGATGAATCCGGCCCGGCTGCGTGCGTAATCAGATAGCACACCCGGTAGATCTCGTCTTTGAGCTGGATCAGATTGTCTGCGGCGATCTGGTAAACCTTGCCTTCCGGCTCCGTCCACCCAAATCGGTCTCCCGGAGCCAGTTGGATAAAATAGGAGTCGCCCACGATCTGGTTCCATTCACGCTCCGAGTAAATTACCGGAGAGGCGAATAAACCCATCGTCAGCGCCCAGGACAGCGCGTTCGACTTATTGAAGTGTTCCAGTTGTAGCAGCGCCGCCTTGTTCATGAGCCAGAGTCCATCGGTCACGCGCAGCGGGAAGATCGGCACGCGGTTCTGGCTGGCCAGCCCGTGCGGCCCTTCATCCACCAGCCGCACCTCCTTGTCCTTCAGTTGATGGTAGACCTGGTAATTGTGCCGGTCGTAGTAGATCCAGCGCGTCTCGCGAGTCCAATCGCTTTCGGTGACCTGGGACTTGCGCAGCGATGACGTCCGGATCACCGCCCAATCTAGCCCGCCGCGGTCGTCATAGCTCCAGTTGATAAGTTCCTCGGGCGAGTAATCCACCAGATAAGCCCGCGACCGCCCTGCGGCGTCCTCTTCCGCACGATTACTGATTGACACGGATGATCGCGGAAAGTCCACTACGATGTAACTTCTTCCCTGCACCAGCGTTTGCACGATGCGCTGGCGAAAGAACTCGGCTATGGAGGTGCCTTTCAGGTCGCAATCCTCCACAAAGAGGTTGTAGAAGCTTTTTGCCGCGTCGTCGTTGCCGTCGAGCACCAAACCCGCCTCGCGCCGCATCAGCGTTGCCGCGTACCAGTCGATAATCGAACCGATATAGTTCTCGTAGAACACTCGGCTCAAACGCTCGGCATAGATGTCGTTGGGCTCCTTGTGCCGCCGGATCAGATACTCGAAGGCGTTCTCCCGCATCGGCTCACCGCCGGCGTATAGATCCCGGTACTTCTTCCACATTGCCTTCTTGGCCGCATACTCGGGGTGCTCTCGATCGATGTTCACCATCTGGTCCTCAAATCAGCCGCTCCTGGTGTTCGCCGATCGCCGGCTGCGGCCTGCACTCTTGCCACAACAGGTAACCCAGCGCGTCCGAAAGATGGGTCCGCCGGCGATCCTTTTCTTTGTCGATTGCGTTGCTGTCCGCTTTGTACGACACCTGCTCGAAATCCTTGATCAACTCCTTGCACCTGGAATCCACCAGCAGCCGGATCTTGCCGCTCGCCGTTCGCAGTTTCGCGTTAGTCAGCATGATCCGCTCGCGCACGCTCGGGTTGGCTTTGGGCACCTTATAGGTTACTGGTGCGCCGTAGCTCATGCGGAAATACTCCTGCACGATCTGATAATCCGAGGTGCCAGTAGTGTGCTGGCTGTTACCCGATGCGTCGCCATAGATCACAATTCCGCTCCTGTGACTGGGAAACCGCTCCTCAAACTTTTCGCAAGCTTCCTGTGTGCTGGCGTGCCGCACGGCGATTTCGTCCAGCACGAATACCGTTTGGCCTTCCATTTGCGCCACTACCGAAGACATCGGGTCCACGTTGAAATCCAGCGCCCACAACAGCGGGCAGTTCGGGTTTACCCGCAAGCTCTTCACGTGCTCCAGGCGGTCGAAGGCACAATATACAAGCCCACCTTGCAGGCTCAGGTACTGCCCCAGCGCTTCCTGTTGATAGAAGTTCTCGTCGTAACTGTTCTTCAGCCGTTCGTAGAAGTCCGGAACCTTTTCGAGCAGGTACCGATTCTCGTGCGGCTTGGCCACAATCGCGCTGTAGCCCGCGACCGGATCCGCAATGAACTTCTGATAGACCCAGTCATAGCCCTTCGGCGTCCACACAGCGAAGCCGCGAAGTATAGCGGCTTCTGGGTCGCGCAGCCTTCCTTCCAGCCGTAACCAGGCGCCCTCAGGCGAATAAGTCAGCTCATCCAGTCCGAACCAGGCGAGATTAGTGCCGCGCAGCCTCTCGAAATCGTCCACCGGCCGGAAGATGATGCGCGACCCCGTGTGTTTCATCGTCAGCATGTTCTCGGCCTTGTTGTATTCGTACGGAAGATTCTTGCTATCCAGAATCGCGAACAGCGTGGTCTGCGTGGCATCGCGTAACATCGGATAAGTCGGCGCGCCTATCAGGCCCAACCGGCCCTGGTTGTAATAGGTGAGCCGGATGGCTTCTTGACAAAGCGCCTGGCTCTTGCCGGAAGCGATCGGTCCGGAAAAACCCTTGAACCGCGACTGGCACTCGTGAAAAGCCCGTTGTGAAGGAAGCGCACCATATTCTATGCCTATTTCAAGGGCTCGGCGGTCCCTGCCGGTTCTATCCAT